CCACTCATATTCTGCACCGTGGAGTTGCTACTCATATTCTGCACCGTGGAGTTGTCCAACATCGCTTTCACGTCTTTTAGCATATTTTTGACTTTGCATCGTTTCAACCTGTAATATCCACTGCTCAGTTCCTCGATTTCTTCATCAATTCTGACGTGTTCTTTCCACCAGTCCTTGACAGCTTTTCTAAACTCATCAAAATATCTATCCTTGTCGTTCTCGAACCATTCTGGCAGAATGTCCTGATCCACGTTTTCTTTCCAAGTGTCTGGATCTGTCCACCACTCTTCGTTAGGTGGTAAAAGTTCCACTCTCACGAAAACACGCATTGCATTTTCTATGTTGTCCTCAATTCCAAGGCTTTCCAGTAAATCACTGTGGCTGTCGTTTGCTCCCTCTGCTATTACACAACGATTTTTCAATATCAATCCGCTTTTAAATCCGCACATTTTTCTTTTTACTCTCTTTCAAAAATGAATCTAATTTCGGTCGGAATATCAGATATGTGTGTCTGATACCGTCTGACCTGTTGCTACACCATATACACACTGTTTATTCATGATGCCTGGTCCTTAACCACAAGCTTAATTCCTTCCTGTCTTTCGTAAATCTCTAACAGAATGTCCATAATCTTGGCTTTCCTCTCTGGTGTAATTTCCATGTCTGCTTTGTTCATAGGAATCTCCTTTCTCATTATTTAACGCTCCCACACATGGCAATCTGCTTGTCAACTTCCGACTGTTTCTTTGAGATTGCCATACCATCCGCAACACCGAGAATATAGTTGAAGTTTTCTTTGTCCAGCTGTGATACTGTTTCAGCCAGTCTTGTAAGGGATTCTTTCTGTTTTTCGCTCATCTGCTCACTTCCTTTCGTGTTTGTATTACCTTGTGTGATTATAATATCATACTTAGTTGGTCTTGTCAAACATTTTTTAAATATTTTGTTTGACATTGTGTGATTTTTGTACTATTATACTAGTGGGAGGTGATAATAAGTGTATGAGCAAATAAAACAGTTGAGAAAATCGCTTGGAATGTCACAAGAAAAGTTTGCTAAAGAAATTGGTTTAACTAAAAATTTCATATCTTTAGTAGAAACTGGTCAAAGAAATCTATCAACCCAGTCGATTAAACTTATTTGTCAATTGTTTAATGTTGATGTGGAATGGCTAGAGACCGGAAACGGCGAAATGTTCATTCAAAAGACCGAGAATGAAAAGATAGCTGAATTTCTTGCAGATGTTCTGAAAGCCGGGGAAAAAGACCAGCGTTACAGATTCATAGCCGCTATCTCAGAACTGGATGAAAACGACTGGAACACAATCCAGAAGCTAGCAGAAAAGCTTGTAAAGAAGTAAAAAGAAAGACAAGGGCAATGCGCAAACCCTTGTCTTTTTCTTTTATCTTAAAAACCTCTTTATAAATGCATATATGGTTCGGAGATCATCTTCGTCCATGCACTTCTCTATTAATTCTATTATTTTCTCTTTAAGCTCTCCCATATCCAATACCACCTTTCTAATTGATACATAAAGTATACGAACGTATGTTCGAAAAGTCAATAACGCATCCATTTGTTTTTTATCATAAAGTTTCATTTTGCAAAAAAATGTCATAAAAAAATGACAAAAATGTATTGTTTTATAATCATTTTGCTTTATAATTGTAGTATCAAAAGAAAGGGGAGTTCAAAATCATGAACGAATCAAAAGATACTAAAGTATGTAAACACTGTCAATCGGAGATTCCTAAGAAAGCAAAGATATGTCCAGTATGCAAAAAGAAACAAGGTTTACCGAAATGGGCGATTGTTTTAATTGTGATCCTGGTTCTTGCCGCTATCGGTTCTGCTTCTGGTGGAAATTCCGACAATTCAGAAACTACTACCACTTCACAATCATCAAGCACAAACGAAACTCAAAATTCGACACCAGAGGTAAAGGAAGTTGAGACCGAATCAGAGCCAGAAATTGAATATACTGCGGTTGATGTTGACACCATGATGGATGACCTGCAAAGCAATGCAATGAAAGCCGAAGATACTTACAACGACAAATACTTAGAGATCACAGGAAGATTAGCACTCATTGACAGCGACGGAAAATATATCAGTGTATTTTCTCAGTCCGACGAATTTGCAATTCTTGGTGTCCAGTGCTTCATAAAAGATGAAGATGCAAAAGCAAAAGTAATGGATATGTCCATAGGAGACACTGTAACTCTTAAGGTCCATATAAAGGAAGTTGGAGAAGTTATGGCATACGTCGCAGACATTATAGAAATCGAATAGTATACAGTCCCTCTAGTAAATGAGGGACTTTTTTTAAAGGGAGTTAAAAATGAACATAGCAATTTATCCAAGAAAATCAAAAAAAGATGATAATTCAGAATCAATGGAACAGCAAATAGACGATTGTAAAAAGTACATTAATAAAACTTACCATAATGCAAATATAATCGTTTATTCTGGCGATTATGCGATTACAGGGCATAGCACGGCAAAAAGAAAGGACTTTCAGCGCATGATGGATGATGTCAGAGCAGGAAGAATCAATGCAGTTGTTATTATGAGATACGATCGTATAGCAAGAAATATGAGAGATTTCTGTAACCTCTATCACGACATGGAAAGCGCAGGATGCAACTTAATATCAGTGAGTCAGCAGATCGATACTTCCACGCCATACGGAAAGAACTTCATGTACCAGATGGCAAACATGGCAGAATTAGAATGGGCGGTTATATCTGAGCGATACAAAGACACCGCAGCTTATAAAATCCGTGAAGGGAAAGCTTACACTGGCAGAGTGCCCATAGGATTTAAAATAGAGAAAATAGATGGTGTAAAGAAAGTCGTACATGATAATGAGGAACAGACAAGGGCTATCTTTGATTATTTATTAGCAACCAAAAGCAAGCGCGGCACTGTTTTATGGGTACGTGAAAATTTGATTCCAGACTTCACACGTCACAAATTAGACACAATGATAAATTCAGATTTATATATTGGTAAAGTAAGGGAAAATGAAAATTTCTGCGAACCTTATTTTACCAAAGAGCAAATGGAAGAAATAAGAAGTGTCAATCAGATAAAATACGCTCCGTCCGGTCATATATATTTATTCAGTGGATTATTCCGTTGTCCTATATGTGGCAGGAAAATGGCAAGTTTTTACAGCATAGACAGGAAGACCAAAAAGCACCGGCAATATCAAAGATGCTGGTTCGGTGGAAATGAGAAATTGCACAAAACAAAATTAGTGTCAGAAGCAAAAACAGAAAAATATCTTCTTGAAAATCTTGATGCAGCATTAAAAAATCTTGAATTTGATGTAAAAAAAGAAGCAGGTAAACCAAAGCAAAATTTGAATAAAAAACTTAATGATGCGATAGGGGAGCGTGACAGACTGAATTACCTTTTTGAAAAAGGAAGAATTGATATCCCGGAATACGAAAAGAAATACAGTGTCTTATCAGAAAAAATAAATTCCATAACTGAGGAGTTGTCAAACAACAAAGTTGTAAGGATTGAGGAATTTAAGAAGCAGATCCCGGAAGACTGGAAAGAACTTTACGAACAACTAGATCAAAAAGGAAAACAAGAATTTTGGCATAGAATAATAAAAGAAATTTATTTGAATGAAGCCTTTGAAATTACTGGCTTTATATTTTATATCTAGGACTTGTACTAAACATCTATTTCCTAGTGGTTAACATTAATTAGTACAAGTCTATTAAATCGAACTATAATGAATGCATTATTATCAAACCTAGGTTTTACTGTAACCATTGATTTTACTGTGTTTTGAGCATTTTTTATTTGCTTATAAAATGGCAAATTTGCCATAGAAGTATATAAAAATGCAACACGAAATTGAACATGTTTCTTTCTACTTTAAAAATAGCCGGCAGATAAACTCTACCGGCTATAGTTTTATTTTTCGTACACAGTGACGTATTTTGATGCTGCTGTGATGTATAATCCCGATTTAAGCTCGTACATGCTGCCACCGCCAACCTTGATCGGTCCGTTCGCAATGGTAAAGACTTCATTCTTTTGTACTCTTTTTGCTACTGCTGATTTATCCCAGCTTGGAGATTTTCTTACTGCCAGATCATCCACCAGAACTTTAACATATTTCTTTTTCTTCGGAAGTTGTACCGGTGCAACTGGCTTTGGACTTGCCTGTACATAGTCTGCTAAGGCATATGCAATTGCTGCACAGATCTGTTCAAATTTCTGCTGATATAAAGATGCATCCGGATTATTTACAAAGCAGACCTCGATCAACATGGATTTTGCTTTGGTCTTTTTGATTACATATAATCCGCTACCTTCTTTCACTCCACGGTTTGTAAATCCCAGTGCTTCGATATGCTCACAGACCTCTATTGCGTCAGGATACTGTCTTCCCTGGAATGTATATGCTTCCACACCATGTCCTTTTCTTGCCTTATCATTATTGAGATGAATACTAATAAAGTAATCAAGATCCGTTCTGTTTGCCATCTCAACTACTTTTTGTAAATAGGCCTTCTGCGTCGCCGCTTTATCTATTGTACATGGCACAACTTCCACACTGCATGCTTTAAACATTTCTGTCAATCTGCTGCATACCTTTCTTGTTTCAATACTCTCTACGATTACACCGGAAGTTCCAGATCCGGCACCGGACAGCGTGTGTCCTGCATTTAATCCAATTCTCATAACTTATTTTTCCTCCTTATTAATGTACTGTTTGAACATCTGGTGCAGTCCTGTGCTTGCCAAACCACTGAATAATCCACTTAATAAAATAGGTGCTGTAACTGTCCATCCGTTAATCCAAACCGCCAGAATAACACCAAGGACAGCGCAGATGGTAGGAATGTATTTATTATCCACATCCTTAATCCACTTCTTCACGACATAGCCTACACAAAGGCAAATGCCTACGATTACCGGCACCATAAATTCTGTTAAAAATCCTAAATCTGTCATGTTTAAATCCTCTCTTTCTGCTTCAGATGAAGCTCTTCAATCTCGTTTTTCATCTTTGTGACCATTCCATTTCCGCCCAACGCATGATAGGCATTGTACATTTCCATAAAATTCTGGTAGGCATAGGATGGAATTTCTTTGAGCGCCATGTATTTATCATGGTACTCGATCAGTTGTACTCGAAGCAAAAGCATCGTTCCTCTGCTATTCGCATCTCTGTCTGACTTCTGATTTTTCAAAAGCCACACTATGTATCCCATAAATGCTGTCAGAACGATAGGCAAAGCAATCGTGTACGTTTCTTTTAACATCTCCATTGGATCATCTTCCTTTCTTTTGTATAATTCAATTATAATATTTCAGAATAATTTTTTTGTTCCATTTTACTTCGCATAACCAAGAGTTTACGTGAGTTAAACGAAGGTTGTGAAAAACTGAATAGTAATAAGCCAAATTTGCAAAGAATTTACATGCATGACGAATGGGATACAATCTACCTTGAACCTGGTCAAAATGTTTTACTATTTATGCACACAGCCGGAGCAGGAAATGCAGCAACTGACTGGTATGAGTATCTTATTAGTGCAGGTGATGGCACAGATCATACAGGCAATGCATATAAGATCGGTGGGACAATCGATGCCGAACTTAATTGGAATGATGGATTATCAGTAGGATTACACGTTGATAACACAATATGGGCTAGAGTATCAATTCTGTATCTGTAGTCCTAATCAATTTAACATAATAAATCTTACGCCCCACTTGACATTATTGGTTATTCTTATCACTCCATGCTCTGGACATGAATAAACAACAGTTTATTTGCAATCTTCACAATTGACCAAAGCAACTGTAAAAGTATATGTAGTTTATCATTAAGTCAAGGATGGAAGAAATGTTGTTCAGCGTAGTTTGATTCTTTGTGTTATTTCGACCATAAAACTATCTGATAAGGTAACTGTAATAACCAGATGTCATTAATGTTAATTTTTTACTATTAATATCATAAGTTGGAATATTGTTGTATCCGTTACTGAGCATGGTTGTAACGTAACCATCATAATTGATAAAACCTAAATAGTAATTATTGTTGCCACTGCCTTTAATAAAAATAATGCTACCTTTTGCCACATTGTTGAGTGTCAAACTTTCCCCGGAAGCATGATATCCGTAGACTCTTTTGATTCCTTCGTTTAACACTTGAAACTCATTAGCAATTCGATCTTCCAAGTCATTCATATTTGCCGCATTAAAAGCGTCGCCCTCTTGTGAGATATTGCCTTCGTTTCTGGCTACCGTGACCAGTTCTTGGGATCCATCTTCATTTGTGAGCAGACGTCTATTAATGTACTCTGCAATTCTGTCTTTCCATACCTTTTTTACAAATGCCATATTATATTCCCTCCATCATAAAATCATTCCTGTTTCATCACCTGCATATACCTCAGTTCCACAATAATAGTGAAAATTATTAAGCAGAATACCATACACATCATCTAATATTTTCTCAATATCATTTAATTTCTGATATGTATTAACCGGCATACTCGGTGTTTCTGGCGTGTCTGTATGTATTACATAAGCATTTCTGATTATTTCTGTATTTATGATAATTGAGGACAAAAATGTCTCATTCGGATGATCTGGAACGTCTGCAACCGTAAGATTAAGTTCCAGAACATCTGATAATAACTTTGTGTTATTCTGGATTCTCTGCATATCTGATCGATTCAGTGCGCCTTTCATCCCGGCAAGCCATTCTGTTTTTTCGTCTACATTGAAATTATCCCATCCTTTCTGTAACAACTCCAACATGCGATCCACATCACTCTGTGACCGGTCCGTCACTGTCTGCATCCACACCAGCATAAGCAACCACCTCACTTTTCAGACGCTCATTTTCTTCTTTTAAAGCTTTGTTTTCCTTTGTGAGCTTCAGATTTTCTTTTCTAATCTCATCATAATAAGGATTAATTGGATTGTAATTCATCAGATCAACACATCTCCTCCCGTATATAATTCAGTTCCGGCAAACACATCCTCGGTAACGACAATTGAGTATCCCCTGCACGTTGCCGTTGCGATAAATCCACCTGTCAAATCAAGCGTCTGACTCTCAATCAATGTTGTCGATGTCTTGCCACCAATGGAATTTATATTTGCCCAATTTCCTACCTGCTCTAAGTCAACCAGGTACTTCATCCCCACTTTTTTTCTCAAGGCATGATAATCCAAAAGATATGCGGCGATATCGGGTAATATATCAGCATTATAAATGGTACATCCACTGTATTTCTTTATATTTTCTGTTTCCCCAGCTTCGATTTTATCTACACTCTTTTCGTAGGAAAAAGTCGTGTTTGCATATTTAATACCTGTAATCTGGCACTGTCCGGCAGTCGGCATATTAATAATGAGATAATTCGTTTTTACTTCTTTCAACGTGCCGGCACTTGCTGTGATGGATGATGGCAGATATGGGCTCGAAAAAGTGATCTTCGTATCTCCGGCCGGCAATGTTTTCTTATAAATATCAGATGTCTTTTCTTCCAATGCATAGTTTTTCATCTCAATATTCACACCAGAGATATATTTTTCAAGAGATACTTTCGTATTTCCATTAAATTTACGATCCGTCCCGACAGTGGATTTCACATATCTGTCTGGCTTATAAACCTTGATGGTATCGCTCCGGCTGTCATCCGCAACCGCACCACACGCAAAGCATACCTGTTGTAATGCCTTACGGCACGTCTGAATGGCTAAATAGCCGCTTAAAAGTATGTTGCCGACTTCTTCATCAATCGTATATTTTTTGATACCGGCAGTGGCAAATATCGCAATCAGCAGTACTTCTGCACGGACATTGTTATATACCTGTCCGTCATAAAATATGTATTTATCCAGCAAACCGATTGTATCTATCAGCTTAAATTTTGAGATATTCTTTGCAGAGGAAAAGGCGTCAATGAAAAACGCACCCATAGGGATCATGTTTCCGTTCTTAGACTCTGACAATGTAACTTCCTGCGTTTTCTGAACACTCTTCCATGCTCCGTTTTCGTTTTCTGCATCAAAATCATTATTTATATCAACAATTGAAATATCCGCTTCGTTGATAGCCAAGGTCGCAGATGTCACATCAATGTCCTCCTGCACCTTGGCTGACTGGATCATGTCTTTATCCCACACAATATATTTTCCATATAAAATATACTGAAGCTTAATATATCTCTGTGGAAAAGTAGTCTTTACAAATTCAATCTCAATTTTTCCGTAATTCTGCACCTGATTATTGCAAACATAAATAAGGCTGTCCGGGTAAAAGGTCTCTGTAATTAATTTTGTACCGGCGATTGTATACCATGTGATTTTCAGCTCTGCTGGTGGTTCATCTTCAAAATAAAGTGTAATCGCTGCGGATGTATGCTGCTCCTTAAATGTGATTGTAAGTTTAGGATTCGTTTCAAAACTACAGTCATTCTTTGATAGACTGTCATTCCAGAACGCAATATCCTGCGGATTGTCCGGCAGCACACTTTTACTTCCATCAAGTATAAATTGGTTCAGTTCGAAAGTCCCATAACCTTCCTGTTCCGTCTGGTCTGCAAATAGTCCAACTGAACCTATGCTTTGATTATCATCTGTTGTAACCGTGGCATCTGATAATGCGGTAACATCTATAAATTTCATTTCTGCCCTGCAATATGTTTTCATAAATGCCCCCTTACGGTGTTCTTGATGGTTTCTTGCTCGTCATTTTCCAAGACAAGCCTTTATACTTCGCTCCGCTGTCCAGTACCTTTTCCACTTCATCTTTAATAGAGGAAAAATACCCATAAAAATCAAACTGCTTGCTTGAATCCGGTAGTGATACATGATGGAATCTGTTCTCACAATCCGTGATATGATCTATTAGTTTGTCATACATTTCTACATCATCGATTGTTCCAATTGAGATTGTATAATTCTTATAAAGTCCGATGCTCTCGATTTTAATATCGCCGTCCTCTGTCCTCTCTGCATACTTTTCCAGAAAGTCCAGAGTCCTCTGGATAGACACCATAGGGATATTATATGTAATTCCATCAATGATAAGTCCTTGCGTGTACTTATGTTTCATCTTATCCCTCCGCTATCCCAAGTCTTATTTCTTCGTCCTGCAAATATGGCAGATTGATTCTTGCGAACTCTTTACCATCCACCTCCAGTACTACTGTCTTTGCACCGCTGTAGTCCGGCATTTTGCTTGCAAGTTTCGATGCAAGGTCGTCCATCCAGCCAGTGTTATTTTCAAGCGGCAGGACAGCTTCTCTTCCGGCTTCGCCGATTTTTGCGATTGTTGCTCCTGTTGTTATTCCTCCGTTAGCTAAATAAGGTATGTTAATAGGTTGGATTTTTTGTAAATTAAATCCTCCGAATTGTTTGCCACCTAATCCGGGTACCCAATCAGGAACAGTAAAACTAATTTTGTTAATTGCTTCTATGCAAGCATTTATAACACCGCATATAGCATTGTATACAGTGTTTAGAGCGCCTATCAGTAGATTGACCGATGCTTTCAAACTTCCCACTATAACATCCCAAACACCAATAAAGAATTTTTTTATACCATTCCATATTTTTTTCCAATTTAATGTAAATACGCCTTCAAGAAAATCCAAAACACCTTGAAATATCTCTTGTAATCCTTCGCCTATTTGTTTGAAATTTTCCCAAAGCTCCATTCCCCATTCTTTTATGGGTTCCCATACGGTTTGTTTAAAATTTTCCCAATCCGCTGCTATTATAAGCACTAAACCTGCTATCAATGCTGCTATAGCTGCAACTACTGCTCCAACGATACCTACCAATGCGAGAAAAATACCAGAAACAATTAATATTCCATTTTTTAGATTTACTCCATTATTTATCAAATCCGCAATTCCTGCTGATATTAAAAGGATTCCAGCAACTACACTGGCTGCAACTGCTCCAAATGCCATAAATGTTCCGACTACCAAGCCAAAAGCAGAAACTAATAATAAGCACGTATTTTGTGCATTTAATCCGTTTTCTCTTATGTCATTAAGTGCAGTTATTAATCCTGCAATAGAAATGACTATCAGAGCAATACCGGCTACCATCGGGCCAAATAAAGCATATAATCCACCGACTGCAAGAGAAGTACCAACGATATACCCTATTAAATTCTCCCAATCAACACCATTCTTCCACATGTCGAACAGGCTATATATAGTCAATGCAAATCCTGCAATAACAACAAGCCATGAAACAATTGTTCCAAGAATTGAACTCATTGCCAATAAATCTGTCAGAAAACTAGCAATTTTCCATGTCAATAAAGCAGCTGCAATCGCTAAGACAATTGGAAGTATTGCTTCAAATAATTTTTTTACATTTTTTACCCACTCAAAATCCTTTTCGGTTAATGGTACTTCTTCATAACCGCTACCAGAAGCTCCTGATGTTCCACCACTACCGCTTCCAGAATCATTTTTCTGCAATACATTCAAGTCATCAAAAGCCGCCAATGCTCCAGCTGCTTTTTTGGCAGAACCGGCTGTTTTATCAAGAGATGCCGCATAGTCTACCTGCTGCTTCTTTGCCTTTGTCCAAGTGCTTTTTCCGCTTATAGCTGCAATAAATCTATTCATAGCATTAATGGCATTTGTAAGCCATGTGCATAAGGTTACGATTGCTGGTGTCAATGCAGATATGATAGGAGCTGTCAATGCTCCAATAGAATTTTTCAATGTAGCCGAAGCACTTGCCATTTCAGACATTTTTCCATTAAATTCAGAAGAATACTTTGCCATGTTCTGTATACCTTCTGTAAATGCCTTGGATATGGTCTGAGATACTTTCATAACCGCACCAAATATTGCAAAACTAACTATTGTCTGCTTTATATGTTTTGCCATGTCAGATATTAAGCCAGAGGATTTTTTTGCTGATTTTCCTACTTTTTCAATGTCTTTTGCACCGGCACCAATAGATTTCTCATTGACAACTGTTTCTCTCATCTTTTGATTAAGAGCTTCCTGTTTACTCTGTACATCAAGAAGCTTTTCAGATACTTTACTATATTCCTCTGTAGTTGTAGGATCTATAAAAGCAGTTCCAGAAGATTCCATTGCGGCAAGCTCGTTTTTTGCATATTTAATTGAGTTTGTTAATTCCTCAACGTCGTATTGCATTCTTTTGAAGGTTGTGCTTTTACTGCTTCCACCTGTTTCTAAGAATTTATCCATTCTGGCAAGAAGTTTATCAAGAGAAGCAGTATCTTTTTCTATCTGCATCTGCACAGCCTTATATTCCTCTGTCGGAATCTTCTGACTTGCCAGATCTTTCAGTGTCTTGGAAAACTTATCAGCTTCTCTTGCAAGCTTCTGAAACTGTGATTCCATCTGCATGAGCTTACTTGATGCTTCTCCATTTTCAATCAACGTTTTTATTCTGATTTCGCCATCATATTCAGCCATGCTAAAACCCTCATTTCTTAAACTGTTTCAATGCTTCCTGTTCTATCTCTTTCTGCTTTCTTATTTCTTCCATCATGCGATCGTAATCGTCTATCTTTTCTTTTTCTTCGCTGGTATACTCTTTTTCTGGCTGTTCCAGAGCATATTCATTTTGTGCGTTTCTGATTGCATCTTTTTCCTTGGAACTCATGTTCTTTTCAATTTTCTTCTGTCGAATCTCAATTACTTCCATGAGAGAAGATAATCTTCTTGGCATATTCCAGATCAAGCCATTAAATTTCCACCAGTGCATATCTGCTACGGACAAATCAATTCCGTATATCTGCAAGAAATCTGCGTATATTCTCCATTGATCTACATCATAGTCAATAAAACGCTTTGTATTTTTACTACTGCCGGTATTGTCGTGATACCATCCGTTTAAATACCAGGAAATACATTCATTTAACTCATGGTGCTGTGGATGGTCTCTAAGTTCTCCGTATTCATCAGAGAACATAAGATAAAGAATAGAAGTTGTTTTCTCGTACTCATTCATTTCTTTGTCATATTGCAAAATATAAATCTGCATACCTATGCGGAAATCGGTATTTACTTTGTATCCGTTCCATTCAGTAGGCAAATTGTCCAGCATGACATTGTTCATTATTTTGCCCCACGTCTTTTGATATTGTATCTGTTCTGCACCTGTTCAAAACGTTTATTGAAAAGCTTATTCATAACAGGGATAACCTGCTCTACAAACTCCACAATTGCAAGTTCATCCGGGACAATATCTCCGTAAATCTGTTTCATGGCATCTTCGCCAAACAACCCATCTATACTTTCCGTAATCTGCTTAAGATATTTGACACGAATGCTGTTCAGTTCTAATGCTGCATCCACATTCATATCATCCACATTCATATCGTCTTTGTGGTTATTTCTCCATTCGGCGGCTTCTTTTTCACAGTTTTGAGATATATTATTTAATTTATCAATTACACCTGCAAACTTCTTAGCTGTGTCTGCATTCGCTGTATCTACTGTTATAACTGTAATAAGATCTCCGTCTTCGTCTTTTATTGCAATTTTTTTTATGCCACTGCTTAATTTAATTTCTTCCATTTTTAACATCCTTTCCTAATGTGGGACACCAAGGAAAGGTAGGCATCCCACATATGCTAATTTTTAATTAACACCTATGCAATTGGGTAATCTTCATCCAAAGCCAAAGCACTTACTTTAGGTGCCCATGTGAACGATCCATCACCAGCAATAGTGATTGTTCCAAGTTCTACATCTCCATTTCCATTAATCTGGACTGTAGACTTTAAAATATCACCACCTGCTCCACCAGTGCTTGATGCACATACAGTTACTGGGACACGGATACAATCTCCGGATCCGCTTGTAATATCAGCTTTAAAGAAGCGATAATAATATGTCTCGCACTGATCTCCTGTTGGAAGTTTTTTAAAAACATCATTAAACACTGTCTGCATTTCATCTGACAAATGTTCTCTTTCTGGAGACATTGAAAATGCATACCCTTTTACAGAGTTGCTTGCATTTTTCATGTTTACGTACTGTGTGCTTTCTGTGTTAGGTCCCCAGTCTTCAGAAAGCTCTGTGAAACCATCACCCATTTCAGCAAGCTTTTCACTTTTTCCACCCATAAGGCTTCCAATATCCAAAAGTGAGACCATGTTAGTTCTGTCTTTTGCCATGAGTATTCCTCCTATTTTTTATAAAAATATTTAAGCTGCATATTAATTGCTAATTCTGTTGTTTTCCCATCTGCTGTACCGCAAAATACATCCGATGTGCGGTTGATTTGTTCTACAACAAAATTTTTATCTTTTAATGTAAATTCTCCACTTTCAAGGAACTTTGCAATATTTTCAAGCAGATTGCTTGCTGCAATATTATCCTTGTTTGTTGTTGGATTGCTTTTGTATACGATCTGGAACGTCATTTGTCCGACATAAGAACCGCTGACATATTTTTTCAAATAAACAGGATCCTGCGCCGGAAAAACTCCAATAGACTGAGTATCTTTTATGCTGTTCCATAAGATTGTTGAATTTGATGGTTTGAAACCGGGCGGAAAATTTGGATAACTATTTATCATATCAAGGATAGCTCTTTGAGCAGTTTCTGCATCTGATACAAGCATTATTTTTGGCTTTTCATCCAAATCATTTACCTCCAATCTCAAACCTTGGTATAAGGCTGTAAACACCGATAGTATTCACTTTGTAGCAATTCCCTTTTTCATTTACCATGTACTGGAAGAATTTACCCGGATAATCGTCTGAATTAATTAATCCAACCGGCAATTCCCTATCAATGAGAAGTTCATCTTTTTTTGCAATCACTACGAAGTCAAAATCATTACTTCTTAAAGTGAAATGCTTTATCTTTTCTTCTTCGCTCATGTTCTCCCAGTCTGGTGGATTAGCATAATTCAATGTGCCATCATTCGGGATTTTTACAAGAAAACTATCTGCATCTTTCATTCCAGATTTGCTTATGTTCTCTGCCTGTGTAAGCTCGATTCTTACATTTTCAAATAGAGTTCCAAAATAATATTCAGTTTCTAAAGTGTCGTTGTAATGCCTGTTATATAAAACCACGGCATCTTTATATCCGATTCCCATAAGCTAAACTCCCATGTACAAAAGGTTTTCATGCCTTGAATCAACCATTCCGGTTAGGTAATTTGATGCAATATCGTAGCACTTTTTATTAAGTGCCATTTCTGATTTTGCAATCTCTACCAATGTCGAAGAAGATGCTCCGGCATCATAAGATACTGATTCACTTCCAGAAGTCATGCTCTTAATCATTTTCCCTTTTACAGTTCCGTCCGTATTTGCAATAACACCAAAGTTATTGACTGCCGCGGAGTACTCAGATACATTCTTTAGCAATTCAGCTATTTCGCAGGTGCAATCTTTGATATTATCCCACCATGCATCTTCTGATTCTGGCTGAGGATAAAACACAATCCTGTTTGATGTGATTGCATTGATTCTTCTTTCTGCTTTTCTTTCATATGGAGCAAAGTCTTCTTCGCTTTCGAACAAACTTCCACCATATTTAGTTTGGTAATATTCAAAATCTACATATGACATTGCTCCACACTCCTTATTGCTGTGATAAGATTTCGCTGATAATATCAGCTTTCTTTGTTGCGGTCAGTGAATACCCTTTCCTCTCTGCCAGTGCCTTGATTTCTGCAACTGTAAGAGAGTTTAAGTATTCTTCCGTAAGTTCCCCACTAGCATTTACCGCCTGTGTAGTGGGATCTATTCCCCCGGTGTGATTGAAACGTTAGCTACTGCATCAATGTACTCTGCGAAAAGTACAAATCCTAACAGTGCATAAGTTACGCTGGTTGCGCGATCGTAATCGCCTTTTACCTTAAATCCGATAAGATTTGTTTCTCCGCTGACAGTGTAAGAAAGACCGGCTTTCTCAAAATCTCCGTCAGATGGATCTACATAATAAGCAACGATGTTGTTTACAGCTGTTGCCAGAACTTTTCCTGCTGGGATTTCGTTGTCAGAGCCAAGGAACATAATGTCTGCTCCGAGGAATCCCTTGACATAGGTAAGTCCGAAGGCTGTCTGCAAAGTAATGTTTGAATCTCCAAGATAATTATAGAAATCCATGATATTTGCAAACACTGCAACTCCTGTAGCAGTTCTGTGCATTGACTTGAACTTATTCTTGACAGATCCAATAGCTTTAGCTACCGCCATCTGGAATGTTTTTGCAGTGTTTGTAAGTGTACCAGTTTTCAGATAGTTGTAGAATTTCGTTGTAATTCCATCCTGAAGGTCTGTCTGGAACTCTTCATCTGTTATTTCACAAGCTACTTCATATCCATGATCCTTAATAGCTTCGATAGAAACTTCTTTTGCATATTTTTCAAGAGTAATCTCTGAATAAGGTTTCTCTTTTACCTCGTAATGTGTTCTTGGAATCACATCACCTTCTGCTACAGTTCCGCTCGCTAACGTTCCTTCTGCATATTTGCTTTTAAGAACAACTCCCGGCAGTTTTCTAATTGCTCTTGAAATTCCAAGAATTTCTCTTAAAGCTTCCCAGTTTCTTTCAAAAGATGTAACAAAATCAATTTCCCTTGCAGTTACATCAATGTCTCCTGTTGAAATCAGTCCTGCGTTCGCTGCAAAAAACTGCAAATTTGTGTTCATCGTTAATCTGTTTTTGTTCATATAAAACTCCTTTACTGTTGGAATAAAGAAATGTTTTCGGCAATTGCTTTCTGACGTTCTGATCTATCTTTGATAGATAAAATGCTCTCTCTTGTTGCATGCTTATCACCACCGGGATCATTTTCATTCGGCTTTGTAAAACGCGCCGGCGGAGTCTGCTTATTTACAAATGCATTTGCATCTGTCTTTTTAGCTTCCTCAATAAGATCACTGAACCCTATCAGCTTTCCATTTCTCACGCTTACGCCTTTGGAAATGTCTTCCATAATGGCTTTCTTTGCAGATTCAGAAGTAAACTCAATTTCCGCAAATGCTTCTTTCAAAAGCTCATTCTTCTCATGCTCTGCGATTTTGGCTTCGTAATCTTTTTTGGAATCCTCTGCCTGTCTCTTCCAGTCATCACGCTCTCTTAAAATGTCTTCCGGACTTTTTCCATCCAACCCTTCAAGCATTCTCTCTGCTGATTCTGCCCTGGTTTTCCACTGTTCGGATTCTGATGAAGCTTTTTTAACTTTGTCTTCCATTTCTTCTTTGGAATACAGCTCTTCACCCATACTCTTTTTAAGAGACTCTTTCTGTTCGTCTGAAACTTCAATTCCGAGTTTCTTTAATTCGTTTGCTACGTTTACCATGTTTCTACCTCTTTCTTTCCAAGTTGTTACTCCGGTCAGTCCGGCACGATTGAGTTGCTATTTACTCCATAGCTGGCAATTGGGAATGAAGGAATCGAACCCTCGACAACCCGGATATAAGCCGTGTCTTCTTCCACTGAATTAATTCCCAAAAATAAAAAAGCACGCCCAAAATAGGACGTGCCATGCATCATCCTATAACTATTCTAGGTTAGCGAACAGAATCCATTTTTCTGTCCGGTACTTTTAATATTCTTTTCAATATATATTTTAACCTATTTTAAACAACTTTTTGTACCATTTTAAAAAGGGCAGATTGCTCCGCCCCTTTTTGCTATTTCCCACCGAAATACCTTCTAAGTACTTCTTTTTCTTCTTCCACAATGCAATCCTTTCTTAATCTGTTGCACTGGTCGTATATATGCTTTCCGTACTCTTCTAATTTGGCTATCATTGCATTTTTATTTTCCAATGTAGGATTTTTAATGTATTCTTTTTTAAGCCCTATATAGTCCTCATACTGCTTTATAACATCCATTTTCAATTACCCCATTCAAAATATCATCTGCTATACCAACGACTTCTTTTCCATAAAGAGACAGAAAATCCGCTACGATTTCCTCTACATCTATTGGAATTTGGCAGTCATATGAAAACGAAGCGCAGTGTACCAACTCATGAGATAGAACTCGCTCTAACAGACTTCCGCTTAATGAATTTGACAAATAAACCGTTCGTTTGTTCCAATCTGTAACACCAAGTGTAATTGTTCCATCTGAACGCATCAAGCATTCACTATTAGGATTTACATATAAAATATTCCATTCAACATCATTGATTTTAAACACTGCGCTCACCTCTTAGATTTTCTGTAACATCATCTGTAATTCATTTCTCCACATCTGCTTTTCTTCCGGTGCTGCATCTGATGTCATTTCAGTAATATCCATCTGCATATCTCGCAAGTAATCTTTTCTTGCTTTTGCACGCTCTTTTTTATCTTCCTCTGAATTTCCATGATGGTTTTCTCTGGTCTCCATATAAGTACGTCTGGAAATACCGGCTTTTCCCTCTCTGGAATCCCTCGGATATGATTTGTCTCCCATCATTCCGGTATCTGTATACATCCTTTTCAGATCTTTTTTATCCATATCTCTCATGTGCTCTGTATCTTCGTAATCATCCGGGTACATGTGATAATATGGTGGTTCATCATATCCTCTTCGTTTTCCTCTGCCCTTAGGTGCGAATCTTCCATTAGCATAACGATACCGATCATAATATCTTCGGTCATCCCCATACTCTAAAAGCTTCTCCATGATATCTGCTTCGTCCGCTTCGTTCATTGCCTTAGTAATTGTGGCATAATACTCTGCTTCTGACAGATCCTTTATCATGTCGATCACTTCTCCCATTTCTTCTGTATTGACATTCTCAATCCCTTTTTCAATCTCACACAAGGATTTTTCAGCAAGGCATTCAAGCATTTTATGAATTCTTTCAATATGCATATACTAGGCCTCCCTTACTACAATCAAATTACTATTCTGCACCTCGATAGTCTGTCCAGATGTATTCTGAACCGCTATTGTGCTGCAGCATTCACAAGGAACATCCACATAAGCCTGTGCTGATACATTGAATAGGTTTTCTACTGCCGCAGGTGTCACGATCATTCTTGTAGACTGTAAAGGCTCTCCGTCAATTGCGATTGCAAGAGAAATAGCTTCCACCGTTCCACCGGTTGGGATCTGGATATTTCCGCTATAAGATACAAGAAATCTGGCTTTGCACTGGTTTGTGATTCCTCTTAATTTAACTACTCCGCTTCCCTGTCTGTGAACGATACATTTTGTTCCGCAAACCGGTGTCTCAGTAAATGCGACATCTTCTCCTTGCAGGACAGTCTGTAAAGCATTGGCTGTAAATTCTGACATAATATTTTCCTCTCTTTCAAAAATATAAGGGCAAACATTGAAGTCTGCCCTTTGTGTTTAAGTAATACTGCTATGCAGACATAATCTTGTCGATTAAGATACTTTAATTATTCAGTTGTCTAACATCCGCATCCATTGTTACAACCGCATCCATACGGAATGTATGTGTTCGGGTTTGGCACCTGGTATGCTGGGATTGGTGATGGATTAACAGCGTTGATAATATGATTTGTCTGTGCTGTCATAGCGGTAGTCAGAAGTGCGTTCTGTCTATCCTGTGATGCTGCAAGTCTCAAATCATTATTTTCTGCCTGCAACGTTGCGATCTTATCCTGGCATAAGTAGTCAAGTATCGCTCTTGTTCCAGCATTCTGGCTGTCGATAATATCTCTCGTGTTGTTGTTCATGGTGTTCTGTAATGCGCAAGTGTTCTGCGCCATGTTGAAGTTTACACCCTGGATAGCTTCACGAGTTTCGCAGCAACAATTTGCAAGCTGAGACTGAATAGCATTTGCATTCTGCATTCCTGCTACTGTGTCCGCATTAATTGCCTGCTGAATGGTGTTAAATCCTGTCAGCATTCCGTTGTTTACTGCATAAAAGCCATCACAAAGACCATTTGTAATGCCATCAAGTTTACTTATGACTGCTGAATTGTCAAATCCTCTCTGGATATCAGCCTGTGTAGCCGCAGTTGCGGTATAACCGCCACCACCATTACCACCGAATCCATAACCGCCCCATCCACCGAATAAGGCAAAGAGAATAATGAGAACCCACCAACCACCATCGCCCCATGCACCATCATTACGGTTTCCACCAGTAACGGCGGCAATGTCCGCTAAACTTGGAGATGAATTAAACATATGTGTTCCTCCTAATAAAATTTATTTATACATAATCTTGCAAGAATAGTATCAATGTTTAAACTGGCTCATGATTTCTTCCGGGTTTAGACCTTTTTCTTTGCACAAATTTCTGGCAAGCTGTTCCAGACCTTTACTGTCTCCACGGTTCATCATGTCGAATGTATTTTTCATGATCGGATTATTTGAAAATTGAGAGTTGCTCATCATTTGACTTAATATCATCTTAGGGTTTCCACCGCACTGTATCATCTGCATTAAATTCATTCAGAATCGCTCTCTTTCTTTGCTCTGGTAGTCCTCTGGGACTGAGTTATTTTAGCTTCTATCTGGTCTAATCGCTCCATTATCGGGGCAAACAATGTTGCCGTGTCTTCTTTCGGTAATTCGTTCTGCTTTCCGTCTAACTGCGGTTTATATGTAACTGTCTGAATAAGCCCATTAGCACCCCACGATTTTATATAAACTTCTGATCCATCTGCTTTCGGGAAAATGGCAAATGGTGCATTCATGGGAACGTCATTCGCTGTGACTTCCTCAACAGAATTAACCATTCTTCCACAAAGTCCAGCTTGTTGCGGCATGATCTGTTGTGGGAATTGCTGTTGAAACTGCTGTGGCTGTTGATATTGAGGATAAGAATACTGGTTATATCTCTGATACTCGTACATAATAAACCTCTCTTTCTATCTTCATTTTATTATTAACAACACAATTGAACCACCCCAGTAAAACCCCATTAAAAGGACACAAAAAAGACACCCTTAACGGATGCCTTTAATGAGGAGAAAGTTATGTGAAATGTTGTCCAGTTACCTTAAGAATTTTATGTTGCATTTTGACGTTAATACGTCCGGCTGTCTTAGTCGAAATATGCATAATTTCTGCACATTCTTCTAGCGACTTTTCTTTCTTCCGTAAATCAAAGAGCGTTTCTTCTGTCGGTGTGAAATCACACAATTCTTTTATATGCTCTTTTTCTTCTTTGGTAAAGCACGTAACAATGTTTTTCATTTGCTTTACCTCATTTGGGGAGTTTCCGGCTATGACGGTGAGTTGTTATCTCGCTTGAGTTCCACTGCATTAATTAAAGAAAGGTGGATAACCAAGTATGTATGGTTAACACGTTATTATAATAACATATTATTCCATTTTCGTTGTACCATTTTTTTCAATTTTATTTTTATAAGCCGTTGCTCGTCCATTTGCAATCGCAGACTGTTTTTTACTAAATCCAGAAACCTTCGTTCTATCGCCTTGCAATTGAAGATCGTTATTCTTACAGAATGATTGAAGCCTTTTATTCTGCATTCGCAGTTTATATGCCAGTTTATCATATTGAGGTTGCAAGATCTCTTTTACATCTGTTTCTGCAATCATATCAAGTTCCTGTTTCTTGGTCATAATTTCACGCTTTGTTTTGCGAATTTCTCTTTCAAGTAATCTCTGCTTCTGCTGCAAATCATAAAGCTTCTGGCTTTCATCTGCATTTATATTCACATTTCCGTTTTCATCAAGGTACTTATTTACCATGCCTTTTCGCCACGGGCCATGTGAATGTCTGCAATTGTATCCGTGAAGTCCTAAGAGATTTACAACAGTTCCCGTTCCGGTTTTAGGGTCTATGGTATAACCTGTGCTTTCAAGAAGATTCGGAAATCCTGGTTCGCTCCCAATTATTTTATATGCTTTTCCTTGCCAGTGATCGTGAGATGAAATCCCTGTTGGATCCTTTTTATCATATCTGGCACCCGGATGCGCTGATACTAGAACATACTCTATTTTATTTTGCGCAATATAAACGTTCGTCACTTGTGCCGCGGTCTGATTCATAGATGTGACGATGCAACACCTCACTGCCGCTTCAAGAGAACGCTTCGTTCCAGTAGGGTATTCTACCATAACACCAGATTCCGCATATCTATCCAGAACTTCGCAGACTGCACTGCTGTAAGACTGCATTCCAGATGCAACTCTATAATCAACCTCATTCAGCATGTTGAGCAAGTCTTTCTGTGTCTGGTTAATGGTTGTTTTTGTCAAATTATCAAGTTCACCGGATGTCTTTATTAATTCTGCATTCATTGCCAGAATTGCCATATTATTTTTTAGAGGAGATATAATATCTGATGCTGATATCTGCGTCAAGACTTCCTTATCATCTGAGAATGATGTCATAACACTATCCCTTAATAATCTGCGAACCTCATTTCTTGATTTTCCAGACATTTCAGATATTCTTTTTACAATCTCTGTGTTATGCAGTCCCATCTGTTGGAGTTTCCACAATTCTCGGTCGGAAGTTCCTGACAATTCACCGGATTTTATCAATCGTGTTGCAATGTCTGATATAATCCAATTTTCAAGATCCTGATACATCTCAACCAGTTTATCAGTTTTTCCGTAAAAGTAATCCGGTTTAAGCATTATCCTTTCCCAACCTCTCTTTTAACAAGATCTATCCACTGCTTACCGTGATTTTCTTTTGCAGTTTCAAACCATCGCTTACCAGTTCCCGGTGTGTGATATTTTAATTCTGTTCCTGTCGGATATTTCTTTTCTCCACGGTTTGCCCATGATCTACCGTCCTCAGTTAAATAAAGTTCGCCTACATACTGATAATGCGCATAGGGTGTATCTACTGTAATTAATCCGGGTTCTTTTATCTGCGTCTTGTTTCTCAAATCGCCCTGCTGCATAGGTGTGTATTTTCTCATGTCATTTACAACCTGCTCGTCAAGAACATTCTGAGCATTTCTCAAATTTTCATCCATTCGCTTTGTATCAAGCTTAATATTAAAGCTTCCAATGACTTTATTATATTTCATATTAACGCATCCATTTCTATCACTTTTCTAAATAAAACTTAATCGTCTCTATCGCAGTCTTTTTCTGAAGCTTTACTTGAACCATCTCCGGCGGTTCAGGTTCAGGGATAATATATCCACCTTTTAAAATACCATTTTTAGAAAGCTTCGGTATTCCTTGAATTGTTTTACTCTTCTCCAAACAGACCACCACTGTTCCTTTCCGCATCTTCCTGCGCTCTCTCTGCAAACATGGCATCTACTTCATCATCATTGAATCCCTCGTATTCCTTAAGGTATTTACGCTTAGAATAAATACCTTGAATCATTAAATTATATGCTCTTGATCTGTCCTGTTCGAAGCTCGCAAGCAAATCTTTAAAATAAAATATATCTTCGTCCGGTACATCATCATCCAGTGCATCCACATAGCCGGCAGGTATTCCGTAAAGCTCGCAGAATACGTTAATTGCATAAATGAGATTTTTCAACGCTGTTTTTATGCTTTTTCGGATATCGTTAATCGTCTCTACAGTCTCATTGTCATCGCTCTCAACCTGTGTTGCTGTCAATCTTCCAGATTTTCTGTCGAGAATAAACTGCCCCTGTGAGAATCCGCATTTTGTCGATATCATAGATAAAACGCTGTTAATGTCTGTGATTCTGTCAGAAGTGAGCATGGTCGGGACATGTTCATTAATCGTGCTTTTTGAATCCAGCCCCAATTTCAAGCCTTTAACGAACCGAGGAAGTTCTACTGTTGAGGAACGGATGCCGCCTTTTCCCTGTTTTGTCAGCGCGTTCTCATCAATAAAAGTAATGTGCTGAGAATCCTCAACCTCATTTCCCTTTTTACTCCATGCGATATCAAGATCTCTAAGCTCCATAAGTGCATTTGAGAAAATCGATACACCTTCTGGAGATGAGTAATCAATTGTGTTATTGAATGGAGTTTTCAAATAGGCAAACAGTGGCTTTTCTACGTTCATAATATGAACGACTTCTTCAATTGAAGACCACTCTGGAACGTCATGCAGTTCTATCTTTTTGCCAAGCGAGTTACTGCTGTTTGACTTAAACGCTCTGTTCTGGATCTCGTACACGTTAATCTCTTCGCCCTCTTTATTTTTTGAGGTCGTGAAATGATGGTATTCAAGCCGGTAGTAGTACAGTTTATCTTTTGTAAGTCGATTAATAAAGATGCATCCTCTGATATCTCCGTTGCTGGTCTTTTCTGTGATTGCGAAATCCCACGGCATAATATAATCTATCATGTTGTCTGGATTCATTGAACCGTTCGGCTTTAAAATAATACCACCAACTCCGAGCATATCTTCTACTTTATCCCGTATAGAAGTGTCAACCATTGCCCTGATGCACTTATTAATAAAATCCGCTCTCTCCGAACCAGTTATGCTCACTGACAAATCCATACATGCTTTCTTTGCTGTGTACTGGCAGAGGAATTTTGCGAAATTTATCGTCCTGATGTCATTGTTTTTCGGATTCAACCAGAAAGGACTTCCCTTAATGATGTCGTTCCATTTCTGCTGTGAGTTCTCAATTTCCGAAGAAGTGATAAACTCGACATTAAATTCTTTTTCTGCATCTGTTCTAAAAAACTTCATGATCGTCTCCCTTATTTTTTCAAAAAAATTCATTTTTTAATCCTCATAATCGTCACTGTCTTCTTCTTCCACATCATCATCATAAAGACCATCATTTCTTCGGCTGGTCATGATAATTCTGTTCAATGCATAAATGTTTGCCATGATCGTATCTTCTTCCAATGTTGGATAAGCATCCGAGAATGAACCATCTGGAAGTTGCTCATGCTCTGCCTTTATAAACTCTTTTTCTGTATTCGGGCAGCGCTCTGGATCAATGACAATCTTATTACATCGCTGCAGCCACTCCCAGCAGTAATCTCTTCCTTTTCCGCTTCCCCATCTTTTCTTTGCCCCGATCGCATTAAAACCCCAGTCCTGCATCTCTGCTATTCCGTCCGGCCTGGCAGAATCGCATATAATCTCCACATTCATAAACTTCTTTATCTTTCTGGCAAAGGTAGAGTTTTTACACTTTTTAGAATACACTTCGCCAAAAATATAAAGATTATCCGTCTCATAGTCATAATAATTCTGGCTGAATACCTGTGGGTGTGTGTATCCGAAGTCTAAGCCGTGGTTTACTGTATCGAATGTCATTAACTCTTCATCTGATATTTTTCGTATTTCTAAATTATCAAAGATTCCGCCTCCCGTTCCAGTGACTTCTCCGAGATAATTATTTTTATAATATAATGGTTTATGAATCCTGAACCATTCCGCACGCTCGAAGAATCGCTTTCCAAGCCATTTTACCGGGACATTATAATAATAACTGTGGCAGATCCGTGTCTGTGGCTTATTTTTACATTCTTCGGTATACTCATTCATAAAGTTGTTTTTTGACTTCGGCGGATTGAAGATTTTTATGTCAAGTGCTGGTGTATCTGCTCGCAGAAATGTATCTTCAATGTTATCCATCTGCTCCACACCTGCCATCTCGTCGCATTCTTCATGGATTAAAAGCTTTACATAGCCAAAAGGTACGTTGAACGATTTCAAACTGATCGGCTTATCTGCTCCGGCAAACATGACCATTTGCCCGGTTGGTTTATAAACCGCACACATTGGGGATTGTTTGAAATCCCAGTTATCAAGATCATGATATCTTATGACCGTTTTCATAAACTGATTATATACCGAGCTTCTTAGGTCGACTTTAAATCTTCTAGTGTATACGACATGCGCCTGCGAATCCTGACGGATGGTCTCGTATGCAAGATTCCCCCAGAAATTGGACTTAATAGAACCACGACCGCCCTTAGACACGATCTCATGCACGTCTATCTCTCCGGCAAATGCTTCGTGTACTGTCCTGTAAATTTCCACGAAGTCTGACGTTATATCCGTGATCGGGATCGTCCAGAGTGCCGCTTTCTCGCGTTTTTCCTTTTCCTCTCGCTCGATCTTTTGCTTTTCTGCTATGGTCAGTGCTTTTTCCAAACCATCCATAGCCTTAAGCTGATCGGAAAAATCCGGGGCGAATCCAAGTCCGTCCACGACTTCGCCCTTTGCAATTTTACTCCTCCGCTCCTGGATTTCTGCTAGCGACATGATATCTCGATGCTGTTCTTTCTCGATGCGCTGCATCTGCTTTTCTATATATGTTAAAACTTCAACATTTTTCAGCAAACGCTGTCCCTGCGAATATGCTGTCTTAGAAGAATATTCGGCGGATATCGCAGCTTGAGTAGCATTCCCGCCATTTTTTATATACTCGTCTGCAAATGCTTTCCGTTTCTGTGTGAGTTTTCCCTTCATCCGCTCACCGCCTATCTAGCATTTCGTTAATTGCATTTATAACACAGCAAGTGTCATCTGCCATCTTCTTTACATTCTCTGGTTTTCTTAATTCCTCTATTGTCTTTTTAAATTCATCTTTCAGCTGCGGATCATCACGAAACCGTTTCTGAATTTTTTTTCTTGAACAATCAAGACAAATATCTATTCTCTGCTCCTTCGGCAGCATTTTTCCACATTCTCTACATTTCATCATAAACTCACCGCCTTATAAATTTCAAGCAAGCAGAATATTACTTCCGGGACAGATGCCGTTTTAAGAATCTCATAATCTTCTGTTTTCCATTCTTGTCTATTTTTCTTAAAGGTGCACACTGGTGTGAGGATTCTGTAAATTGTGATCATGCGCTTCTGGTCGTCACTATAAAATTGATTTTGGTTTATTTTTATGATCAGTCCGCACTGGACAATCGCAGTCTGAAGCTTTTTAACTTTTCCTTTTAAATTTGCCAAGGCGCACACCTCCCATCATTTTACTTATAATTTTATTATAAGATATTTTTTAACTGTTTTTGTTCCATTTTTAGGCATAAAAAAAGCGGCTATATTTCAAGCCGTTTTTTCTCGTTTCTTCGTTTTTCTCTTTCTCGTTTTCTTTTCAGCCTCTCCTCTTCTGACATTTTCTGTTTTCTCGGTTTTCTCTTTTTTCTCTCCGGAAATCCTTCTCTCGCCTTATTCTCTTCACTCCATTCTAATAAACGCCATCCCTTATACTGAGCACTCCCACTTTTATGCTTTCCGAGCAAATATCTTTTAATGTCTCTTATTCCACTAGAAAAAAGATCCGGTTTAATTGGGCTTATGATATCCTCATTGTCAATTGCCCATTTTTTTAAATTGTTAATTCTGTAAACATCACCTCCTGGCGACTGGATCACCCAGCTTTTCGCATTTGCATTCGTGTCTTTTCTGCCTGTGTTCGGGGATTTCTCATATCCGAGATGCGCTTTTTTCAAAACTTCTTTATTTTCATCGCTCACACCATAAAAATGCCTGAGCTTTTCCGAGCATCCTCTGCTACACGTTCTTTCTGTTCCTGATGGCGCGGAGTAAAATTCTTTTCCGCAAATTACACATTTTCTCATGTTTCTTTGTGCTTCTGCTCGGCATTTTACCGAGCAGTATAATTTATTTCGTCCTTTTTCTTTTCCGCAAACCACGCATTTCCCTGACATTTTTTAATCCTCTAAAAAATAAAGTATATCTTCTGTTCTATCGACAATTTTATAAGCCTTTGTGTAATCGATCATGTCGAGTTCCTGATCCGGCTGCACATTATAATAAACCTTATAAATTTTATCATCAGTCACCATGTACTGATAAAACTCATCTCCATCCCAGCACTCTGCGTTTCCGACGATTCTTATTTTATCGTAATTTTCAATGTCGCCGTTTTCCGGTTCTACTGTTAATTTCTGCAATGGAAATTTTCTCAATTCTCCATAATTTTCCTCTAACCATTTGTTAAAAAGCTCTGTTCTACTCATTTTCTTATCTCCTTTTCCAAATTATTACCATAGGTTTTATGTGTTCTCTTGTTTCTTTCTGATTATATATTAATACTTTTTCGTATTAATGTCAAGTGTTTTTTTCAATATTTTAATGCTTTTTTTATAATGCAAATAATTTTTCGTTTGTCATTTTTTTATTTCCTAATATCAATCCTTAAATCTCTTATCCTTATTTTCAGAAAATTCATTAATCATCCAAATATTACCGACTTTGTGAGCAGGTAGTGTTCCGCGGATTGCTCTCTGTCTGGCATTCGCTTCCGAAACATTATGATTTCTCGCCCATTCTGCCAGAGGAATGTCTTTCCCCTGCTCCATCTCGATTGTGACTTTTGAATGTGCTTCCTGGTCTAGTTCTCTCTCATACTCAGCCGTCATAATATCATAAGCCGCTTTTAATGTTTTCGAATATTCTGGAATCCATTCAAAATTCTTCCCATACTGTTCCAGTACTTTCAAAGTAGCTTTTAAATCATTAATTGAGATGCTATTTTCCTGCATCTTTTTTCTAAATGCTTTCTTTTCTTTTGGTGTCGCTTTCGCAAATTCTTCATACGTCATAATACTTTTTCCTCCTATTTTTTATGCAAATCTGTAACAGCAAGCTGATTTCGGCAGCCACATTATTTTTTTATATCCATCCCACTCTGTAGAGATTTCAATAGCTTTTTCAGTTTCTCTTTCAAGGATAATATCATCAACTGCGATTCCTGCGTCCAGTGCTAAGAAAGAAACACCGTCCATTTTTTTAAGAACCCATTTGGCAACTTCCATGATCTGAATGTGTCTTTTTACCATTATTTTTTTCTTAGGAGCGTTTTCTTTTGCATTTTTCCAAGATAATTTCAAACATTCTGCAAATGTAAAACCTTCTGTTCCTTTCATTAATGCCCATGCATTTTTCATAATTTCTGATAAATTATATCTTTTCATGATCGCTACCTCCTAATGTGTTCTCTTGTTTCTTTCTGATTATATATTAATACTTTTTCGTATTAATGTCAAGTGTTTTTTCAATATTTTAATACTTTTTTCGTATTATTAGTTATAAAAAAAAGCAGACCTATTTGATCTGCTCTTTTCTCTATGCTGTAGTTCCCGGTTATTACTTGGTATGTTATAATATTTTTCCAATACATCCATTTTTATGCGTGCGTGCTATATTTTATCCTATGCGTGAGAAAAACTTGTCTATGCGTGCCATGCGTGCGTTATGCGTGCAATTTAAAATAATATGCGTGCAGCTCTATGCGTGAATCAAAGCATTATGCGTAACTGTCCATTGCTTTCTTCTTCGTACAAGCTCCGGCTGTTGAGCATCCTTAGTGCCATTTTCTTTTTTCTGTAAAAATGCGTGCGAGAAATCGGCATAATCCCATAGCGTGCTTCCATTTTGTCATATGAGATATTATTTAAAATTGATTCTGCTATTTTATCGCCCAGGTAATCGTCTATGCGTGTGCATATCTCTATCGTTTCCTCTCTGCTCATTTTAAACATCTCCCCATGCGTGACAACTATGTTTCTTACAACATTATACCATATATCAGTTCATAAAAACACAATATATTATCTTATTCATGCAACATTATTATATTTTTATTCATTTAATCATTGTTCTTTGATATGTATTTTTTTACCGGTTCTTTCTTGGTTTTTTTAATACTTTTCGGTATGATCTCCTTCTACTAACAACCACTAATACACTTTTATTTTCGTACAATATTAGCCAGCTGTCAGGTATAAGTCCTCTCGACTTCAAAAATATTCTTTCCTGATTTGTCGGTTCTCTTCTTTTATATTCTCTTTTTAACATGTCTCCTCTCCTTTATTTTTCACTAACTGCTTGTCGTCAAACCATTTTATCGTGCCACCGCCAAACTTTACTTCCGGCTGTATGATAATGCTTTTTCCTATATGTTTTACTTCACCGTTTTTTATTGCAGTGAAAAAATGCAATGTTGTTTTATCCATGTTTTCAATACCTCCGTTAAAGTTCAGTTTACCTATCGAACATACTCATCTGTCCGGGTATGTCGTTGCTCTGCATCCACCATAAATATACTTCCTCTCCGCACGTCCACTTTGTGTTCTTTCCTCGGAATCTCCTCATTTCAAGCATCCGATCAAATGCTCTTATATACGCAGTTTTATATCTTGGAAAATCATATATTTCCCGTTCTCTCTGACATTTTTTTGCCAGAGGACAGGCTATACACCCAAGCCTATCATATCCCCAGGAATACATCTCGCAAACCGGTATATTTTCGCCATTGATAACGTTCCATATATCCACTGCTTTCCAGTCAATAATTGGATTAACTACAGTTTTAGCTTTCATCTGGCAGTTTTCAAATAAACGTCTCGTATCGTCATTGTCTGTTATAAGCATTTTTTCATCAGAAACGCCTATGCTTTTATTCGCTGTCTTTCCGAGGACTTCAAATGCACTCCTACTGCTTCTCGCCGAGCTTTCTTCCCATCTAACACCAGTGGCAATCATCCGGTTTGCATTTCCACCTTCTTTCAATTCTGAACAGCAATACCGAACAACCCTCGTTGGTGGCATCAACTTTATAGGAATCAAATTCCACATCGTCACTCGATGCCCGTTTCCCTTATCATGATAATCTACAGTACACTTAACACCTTTCAATTCTAATCTTCTGAATGTTTCTCTTATATGGTATACCGTAGGTGGCGCATCTACTGTGGTATGTGAATTATGAACCTCAAACGGTATTCCGCTTTGCTCAAACACCCACAGTAATGCGTCCGAATCTTTTCCTCCTGAATACTCACAAACAAGCGGTTTCCCATAATGTGATATGGACATTTCGCTTGCCAGTTTCACACGGTCTATTGATCTTCTAATAAAATCTTCCAACACGCCACACTACACTTATCCGTGTGGTAAATTTACAATGTATCACGAGGATAAGTGTTATTCCTTTCTCATAAACATGTCTTTTATCATAGTTATCACCTGAATTCTAAATAGTTCAGTTTAGTTATTTTCCTCAAAGTAGAAAACAACTGGCTTTTTGTTCGGAATTACCAGCCCAAACCTTACAGCATTCTTGTATGTAGTACTGTCACGCATCAGTGTATCAGGCATGGCTTCTACCATCTTTCTGAATCCTTCAAGTGTGGACCGACTCTTATAATGATTGCAGCTCCGGCAGGCAGGAAGCATATTGTCAACCGTGTCTGTTCCCTGTTCGCTCCAACCATTCAGAGGTATTACATGATCCACCTGCATATCTTTATATTCCAAGCTGCATCCGCAATAAGCACAATGACCGCTGCACTTCTGATATACCGTCATTCTAATGTTTTTTGGTATTGCTTTTCTCTTATTCACCATCATATCTACCTCATATTCAGTTTAATACCAAATCATCATTCTTCGTTTTTTATAACATTCTTTAAGAAAAAGTTTTAAATATTCATAATCTTTTCCATCTGAATATGCTGCATAAGTAAATATTTTACCAGTAAAATCAATGTCTTTGATAAGGTTATATATCTTTCCACAAGTCTTATATCCGCACTTTCCTTCACAATCAGATTGAAATAGAAAGTCAGCAATATCTTTATCCTCATTTTTAAAGCGATCATCTGCTAAAATACTATTTATTCGCTCGTTGTATTTTTTCGGATCTAATATAGCCATGCTCGTATTGGCATACACTTCTCCTAATTCTTTATCCCAAGCACTTGCGATATTGGCTCTTAAATTATTAAAACTGATATATCCCATATAAAATGAATAATTAGATTTTTTGCTTGTTAAACACACTCCCATTTCATTATTCCTTTCTTAAATTCTAATTTAACTATTTTATCTCCTGCTCAATATTTAAGTTTCTAAACATTGCGCACATCACATCCACAACAATACTGTTTCCAAACTGCTTGTAAAGTTGCGTGTTGCTATTGACTGCTGCCATCTTGGAAATATCTTCATCGGATACTCCCATCAACCGTCCGCATTCTCTTGGTGTCAGCTTTCTGATACGGTACTGCGTAAATACTTTTGAATTTGCATCTCCATGCGTTCCGGCAATCAGTGTGGGAGATATACCACTATCGGAATAAACCGTTCCGCACTGAGAACCATCATTTGAAATCTGACCTACTTTTTCAATCCGTACAATCTCTTTATTTTGTGCGGTTAATGTAGGACACGTATTTCCATTATCTTGCACACGCCCTCTTCTTGTCTGGCTTTCTGGATAGCTTGCGTCAAAGCATCCACCAACTTCACATTCAATAGAACCACTTTTTGTAGCCTGCTTAATCAGAACCATATTGTCCTTCTGCACACTTGTTAAACAGTTACTTGTGCCTTGCATATTTATTTCTAACCTCTGTTCCGTTGGACTTCCAGTAGTTCTATCCGATGGATTGTCCGGGTTTCTGCCACGCATGGCAACTATCTGGCTTTCAAGTATTTTCGGCTCTTGATTACCACCTTGCATTGTACTCAACGTTTGACTACTCCCCCCTACATCATAAATTCTGTTGGTACTCTCAAATTTTGCTTCAAGAGAGCCTAAAACATTTACATCTGCCATAACTACTCCTAAATCATGTTGTTCAGCTTTTACACATCTTGCAATCGGATACACACCTCTCTGAAAATCTGCTGTTACTCCAGTGTATATGCTTCCTATTACTTCCATCGAATCACTCCAGTATCATTCTTGGCTCTTTATATTCTCTTGCCGTAATAGATGGTGCCGTATCTCTGTATGTTCTTATTGCACCATCTTCTAATCCACTCATGCTTGTATCAATACAGATTTTCTGCAACCATGTTTCCGACTTGCTGTTGGTTTGAGATTCCGCAGTCATATCTTGCCGTGATGCAGTTTGCAATGTCTCTTCGCTGTGGATTGCAGATTGTTCCGTCAATGCATGTCTGCTCTGCTCTGCTCTGCTCTGCTCTGCTCTGCTCTGCTCTCAAGATTTTGCTGTGGCAGTGTTCCGTTGTCAATAAGCTGTTTTATCAGCTTTTCAGCCTTTTCATTGTTGATATAATATTTCTCGTCCACATCATCTTCAAGGTAATCTTTCAACCTTTTTTTCAGCGGTATCGGCTGCGGAAAACGGTAGTTGTATTCTCCCAAAAAGGAAAACATAAAGCATCTTTCACGGTTCTGTGCAACTCCGTAGTTCTTTGCATTCAAATCCTGCCAATAACTCACATATCCAAGGCTTGTTAGAAAATCGATCCAGTTCTGAAAATCTTCCATATTTGCATTGGCATGGACCTGCGGTACGTTCTCCATGAACAGAATCTGTGGTAATTCTCCACCACCATCCCTTATCTCTTTCAGAATCCTTTCTACTTCCCACAAAAGACCAGACCTGGTCCCACTTCCTTTTTTCATTCCTGCTTGTTTTCCTGCAACCGATAAATCCGTACAAGGGAATGAATAGGTAAGTAAGTAAGTGAATACCTCCGTGTCGCAAATATTCAAATCTTCCGCATGGACCTTAGTTATATCCATAGTTGGAAAACTTGTGCCATGCACTGCGTTATAGCTTGCTATGGCATACTTATCAAATTCTACAACTCTATAATGCTCAAATTTTGCACCGATTCTTTCCAGCGCCATTGCCTGCGAACCATATCCGGCAAACAGTTCAATTAATCGTATAGGTTTTGTAATACGGATTGGTTCACGTATCATGTCAAAAATGCTCATCTGATTCTGACATTCGTAATCAAACTTATCTAAATCACTCATTTTTTCAAGGAGACCGCATATGCTTCACTCTGGCCAGAGTCTCGGCTCCTTTCTGATCTATTTATTTCAAATCTTTTCTCTGATTTCTTTTACAAGTACATCATCGTCAGAATATGTCTCTGAAAGTTTAATTGCTGCGGCTTCAAGCAGTTCTTTTAAATCTGCTATGTAGTTGATTTTATTTGCTTCCACAACAGCTTTTTTGTCCACGACTTCCGACACAAGTGTATCCAATGGGAGCAGTTCTTCGCGGCTTTTCAAAATCAAATCCATCATATTCTTTGGAAGTCCGACTTCATCCAGACACTTTTTAAGGATATCCTGTGTAAGTTCGACTTTCTCTGATTCTTCCTCCTGATCAGCACTTCCATTTGCGATTAAGGTATCGTCCAGAACGCTATATATTTCAACGCAGATTTTATTATTTTCTTCATCATCTTCTCCCAGCACATCATTTAAAATGTTCTGGAACACTTTCTTTTTCTCTGATGCTGTCATTTTTGCCTCGCAACCAAGTCCAGCTTCCATAAATTCAGAGTGTGGCTCATTCGTGTTTTTACTGTAAAACATCACAGAATGGATGTCGGTGCTTCGGTCGGTAAATGCTGGGAAAATAAAACCTGTATCTGGCATCCCGACAACCCAGTCTCTGATTCGTGATTCAATGCGGTTTTCGTCCTCACGATAACCAAGCCCCGGCTTTGTCAGATTTACCGGGCAGATTGCACACAGCAGGTATTCGTAAACTTCTTCTGATTCATCTAATTTGTCATTGTCAGAAGTTTTGGTTATGACATCGTAGGCATCGTGGAAAATCAGAATCAGATAATTTCCAACGTAATCGTAACTGTCAATAATCATGTCATAAAAAGTATCAAGCAGATCATCATTTTTCAGTCTGCTTTCACGCAGTCCCATTAGAAACTGTTGTCTGCCGCCAGTGGCTTCCTCTGCAAGTGGAAAGTCCAACTCCAAAAGATTGTTTCCAAGTTTTCCGGACAATGTCTTTTTCGCAATGTCAAGATATTTATAATATTCTGCATCGTCCAGATTTAAAAATGTCTCACCGATTTTTGTAATTTTATTATGGTCAGCGTCTACATAGCAGCCGCACATACGAGTGAATGTACAGGCTTCCTTTTTAAATCTTCTTTTAATTTCTAAAACATCCTTTTTGTTCATAAAATTTAATCCTCACTTTCTTCCTCTTTAATCGTTTCGATTTCTGCGCTTAAATTCCTGCTCATGGCAGATAAGATTTTTACAATCATTTCGCTTTTTGTCTTATTATCAACCTCTCCGGCGGCATTCTTTTTCGCTTCAAGCTTGTCCCGGTATTTATCGTACTGTCTGGAATTGATATATCCAGCTTCGTACCAGCCGAATATGTCATCATTTGAATAGCACTTTTCGCCTTTGATCGTCACGAAAATCTCATTGACCTTTTCACGTTCTTTTTCTGCTTTGGTCTGATATTTATCTCTTAGCTTCTGTATTTCTTTTCTGATTGTCTCCAAGGCTGTTATTTCTACATTGCTCATTTTTTCACTCCTTCCGGTTTCTCGCACCGTTCAAATGATATTACCCACACCCAAGGATTAGCATCCCAACCGTAGCGATTGAGGTCGGATTTCTTAATGGTACTGTTCCAGACTTCTACGAACTTATCGACTTCATCATATCCTTCATCAGGACATACATCACATCCAAATATATCATTACAGTCTCTGCAATTTGATGGGTATATTCCCTCTTTGATACATTCATTATCTGTAATCTCCTGCAACCGCTCCACTCTCACATCCGTAACCTTAAGCCAGATACGTGCCGCTTCTTTCGGCATGTGGATGGATGGTTTCCACTTTGTAACATCGGCAATATCATCTTTCTGCCAATCTTCGTAGTAATAGTATCCTTTCGGTGCCTCTTTCCATGTTTCACGAACATACAGGATATCGCCCGTACAGATAGGACAGGTTCTCTCCGCCGTACTTAACTGTTCCGTATGCTCCTTATCAACAAAGTTATGTACTGCATAAGTCCGCCTGTCAGCATTGTAAAAATCCATATCCGGCACAGTACACTCATTGGCATCTTTGCAAATTCGCCTTGTGCAAGTCTTCCTTCCGTCCAGAATTGCCCTCACCATTTCTGTGTTGAATAAAATCGGTTTAATCGCCATTTACTCCACCGCCTTTCACAATCTCGATTGCATGCTCATAACTTCTTGCTTTCTCTTTTCCCAAATTCCTGTTGTATGCATTCTCCCAAAACTTTCTCTCATTTTCCAACTGCTCCACAACCTTGTCCGGGTCATAGGCGATCGGCTGTGCATCAATCTTCTGCGCTAACGCATAGAACATATCATCACTACGTTTCTGTGTAAGAAGAATATCCATAAACCATTGTTGATATAATTCTTGCTTTAATGTCTCCGCATCAATCAGTCTTCCCATCGTTCGCCCTCCTGTTCCAATCTGTAGTTGCTTTCGTTCGCTCGTCTTTCCCTGTTCTGATGCCTCCGTCCTGATCCATGTACATCTCACATTCATAGCTTTTTGGAAGTTCTGTTCCGCATTTCATACATTTGATTTTGAACATTACCCCAACATCCGAATGTAATGGCTTATTTCTAATGGTTAAGAACATTGCTTTTCCACCGAAGAACGGACATGGCGTAAGGCTTTCATTCATTCTTCATCACTCCAATCAATTTTTCTTAAACAATTTGGACATCCATAAGGTTCTTCTACTTGATGCCCACAATCTGGACAATAACCAACATGTTCTTTATGTTTCTGATATCCAAAATAACTATTCGTTACATGCATTGGTTTCTTTGCTGTCTGTTTCTCCATAGCCGCACGGCATTCTTCCGGTGTACCGATTGCCTTGTACTCTTCCCATGCTTCTTTATCCTCATTTGTCAGAATGCAAAAGCCCTCATGCTTTTCCCCTTTGAACACTGTTTCAATAAAATGCTTCATTAACAAGGGGATGTCTACATTTGCATGATAATTTTCCTTCAAATCTTTTTCGATTTTCCGGTATTTCTGGATTTCTTTCAGTGCCTTGATTGCAATATCACAAGCCTTTTCTCCAATAGTGCTTTGATACGCTCCATCTGCTTTCACTGACACCTGCTTGCCAAAATCTTTTAAAACTTCAATTGCTTCATTCTCTGTCATTTCACACCTCCAACAGCTCCGGGTTGTCAATTATGTTGCCGATCACTTCAAAATTCTCTGAATCAAAATCATCCAGTTCCTCGTAGTAATCACAGCCCGGCTCATTCGTACACCATCCGTTTTCATGCCACACGACACACTTTCTCGTCTCATCTTCTGGAAACTCAACGTCGATATGCCCTGAAAGAATATCATTCTCAAAAATCCGTCTGCCGCTTTTATCATTAAGTCCTGTGCACTGGCAAATAGTTGATGGGTCTATCTCGTAAACAGCTTTTTTACTTGCGAAAACCGGTTTAAAAATAAGCGGTCTTCCTGCAAGTTCATAATAACTACCAGACATCCATTCTCCGTCATCAATGCACTTTCCGCGGAATAAATATCTATCTTCCATCCTTTTCCTCCATTTCTTTCAGCTTGGCTTCGGCTTCCTCTCTGGTAAGGAATATCCTTTCGCCAATGTCGCACGGTAAATAGCAACTCTCACCCATATCAGCGTCATTTATAGCATCAATTCTCATAACAGTTCTGTCTTTATGAATCTGCTTGATATATACCTGGATAACGCGCATCATAATAACTGGCTCTTTCGCTCCTTTATTTACCCGATACAAAGTATCTCCCATCTTGCACGGCAACCGCAGAAGTAATCCCTGCTCCTCGGCATCCTCATAATATTTCAATTTTTCTCGCAAATCAGCCATAGCCCATAAATTGCGATAGAACAATGCTAAAAGTCCTATTGTGCTGTCTATTTCTACCGACAGCATGGAATCCATATAGTCGTCAACTTCTTCATCTGATAAGTCCTTAAAATCTTCACCGCAAATATCTTTGACAAGATTTCTTATAAGCCACCTGCTATCAACGTCCAGATTATAATCTCTATATCTGGCATTGTGCTTATCATCTGCATAGCAGCTATTATGTGCCAGCTCGATCATCGACATGTCAGCCACGCTTTTATTTGTCGTTAATCTCTCCATCCTATTCCTCACTTTCTGCCCGAAGCCACTTTAATAAGCACTCGTAGCAATTATAATTATCATCTTTGTCGCACCCATTTTCATTCGGGCACATCATATTGACTGCCAACTCCTCATCCGTCATGCTCCGGATCCGGTCTGCATTGGTCTGTAGCTTCTTCTGGTCTCTAAGAAACGCACCAATTACAGGCATATCCCTGTCTGCAAAAGATAAATACTCACTGCTTTTCCCGGAATAAATAATCAGTGGATTTTGTTTTCCGGCTTTACTGGCTCTTAATACCTCATAAGGGTTATTGGACAGTGAGAGCAGTTCCCAACCATCCTTAACCAGCCATTTTTTCAAATCTTCCAGTTTTCTGATATGTAATACATTTCTTTTTCCCATCATTATTCCTCACTTTCTTGTAAATGGAATTGGATACCCGTCCGGCAATGCATTAATAATCTTTTTTAATGCCCCATACCCTGCTTTCTGCATATTTACATATATATTGCTTTTGCACATGTTTAGCTCTCCGATATTGTTTTCGATACTATTATTAATCTGGTTTCTCATATCTGGTGTGAGCGGTTTATAAATCGTGTCACTCATTTTAATTACCTCCTAAATCCATTGTTTTAACAGATATCCCTTTAAATTTCCCGGTGCGACAATATTCCGCAGTATCAAAAACATAATGCATCCATCATCTTTTCCGGTATCGTCACTTCCTGCAAGTGCTATGCTTACACCGTTTCTTATCAGTGTATTTTTTTAAAACATCAGTACCGCTTGTATCTCCTGCTTGGTCTCCTCTGTCATTTCAACTGCTCCCTCCCGAATTTATTACTTTTTCAATGATTTCTTCCCGTAACTGCTCTGCTATATGGTCCCGAACCGATTCCTCTGGGAATGCGATCTGATACGTCCGTTCCTTGATGCGGTTCGTGATCCGGTCATCATACTGCAACGTCTCCAACGGATCATTGCTCGTAAAAATAGTCACTTTTCGGTTTATGTAACGCTCATTGATGATTTGATACATCTTGTCGTTGATCCAGTCCGCTGGTCTCTCCACTCCGAAATCATCAATCACAAGGATGTCCGTGGTGTATAGAGCGTCCAAAAGCTGATTCTCACTGTATTCTGTATCTCTCCGCCATGTATTCTTAATCTCTTGCAGGATAGTCAGCGACACTGCAAACTTCACTGCATAGCTTTTCATCAGCTCATTTGCGATTCCGGCAACCATCCTCGTCTTGCCACTTCCCTTTGTCCTCGACCAGATATACAGTCCCATGCCTCTTTCCTTTTGGCTATCGAAATCATCCAGATAGGTTTTTATGATTTTACAAGCATCTGACACCATCTTTTTACTTTCCGGCTTCCTGTACACATCCATTCGAAACGATCTCAGATCCATCCCACGGAATGCCTCCGGTATATCTGCGAATCGCAACCGCCTTGACAAGATCGCTTTCTCACGGCATTTACACGGCACTGCTATTTCAACTCCATCTTTTATTTTCAAGATCCACTCCCGGCCTTCGCAAATTGGACACACATCAGAATCCCTGGAAGTCTCCGGTGTCTCCGCATTCCTGCATAAGTTCGTTGAGTGATTTTTCATGCGTTCCAGTATCTCTTCCAACTGATCCATCGTTCTCTCCTTTCAGATACTGCATAAACAAATTTTCTTTCAAGAAATTCTCTGCATTTTTAATATAACGATCAGGTGTCCTTTTCTTCCGGCAATCAACAGCGTAATTTTGTGCAGCCACTATCAGATCATCTTCCGGCACACCAGCCAGTACCGCATTGCAGTATTCTGTTTCAACAAGAAAGCCAGTACACCGTTTCGGATAGGCCGCGGCAAACTCTCCGAATTTTTCCGTGGGGGATATAGGGGGTGTATTTTGTTTATGTTTATGTCTTTGTTTATTAATAGGTTCACTTTGTGGTTCAAACTGTGGTGCAATTTGCAGTTCACTTTGTGGTTCATCTTGTGGTTCATTTTTACTGTAATTTTGAACCACAAGACTATTTATTTTATATTGTGCCGCAAGATTACCACCGCGCGATTTCCATTCGATGAACCCATCTGTAGCAAGTTTGTTTCTCGCTCTCTTTAACGCTGATGCATTTAATCCAGACCGAAGTCCAAGGACTGACGAGGCTACCGTAAACGTATCTGGCCACCCTGCTTTATTCGCTATGGACATTAACGCATGCCATAAGGCGATTGCAGTGTTGGGCTGCGGGTTTAGTTCGAGCCTGTCGTAAAATGCTTTTATCTCAGCTAAATAGTTCAAGTTTCCACCTCCCGAATCCGAACTTCAATCCGTGGATTTTCAGCATCTATACGAAATTCATCAGAGAATCCACAGATCTGCTCCCAGCCATCATTTTTTAATACATGGCAGTTAACTAATGCATCCTGGATCACTTTTCTGCCGAATGACGATATATTGTCCAGATCACGCCTTTTATTCTTTTCCACCCACAGATATTCCATAAATACTTTTTTATTGATATTTACGTCTCTCAGGCACTTTCTGATGCACACAGAAACAATAGCTTCATTCTGCTTTTTCATCTCTCCGCCTTTATATCTGCTTGCCTTATCCGCACGGATAAAATCATTCAAGTTATCCAGTCGTCCCGGTATTATCAGTAGGTACTCCAACTTTTCGCCACCTTTCAAATGTCATTTTCATATTTAAACGTTTTTTCAGTATCGCTCTTGCACGGTGCAGCTCTTTTGAAAGATATTCATCCAGTTCTTTTTCATCTACTGGATCTCCCGGAACTGGTCTGTAATATCCATTTCCAACATTGATAATGCAGTCATCCTTTGTATTTGCTGTCTCTATCTGCTTTCGCAGCTTTCTATCTTCAAATGGATTATAAAGTCTCGGTAATGGTTTCAAATGTCCGCAGGGAATGTCATTTATTGTTTTCATTTATCCCCTTTCCTCTCCGGGACTAACCCCGGAGATAATAACCAGCTTCCAATAATTCGTGATATATTATTTTCTGCATGAATAGGTTTCTTTCTGCCATTTGGCAAGGTGTTTCAACCCTATAAATCCTTTACAACAATTCCATAGACCTTATACATCTCTCGAAACCGGATCACTCCAAGGCTGTGTGCCAGTGTGTGGTGTTCTCTGCACAAACAGATTTTTTTATAACTGGAATCATCTACTTTTGTCCTGTCATTACCCATTCCGATTGCATCCTCATGATGAATCTCTCCATCTTTTCCGCAGATTGCACATTTTTTATGTATCAGACAATAGTAAAGGTATCTTCCTATATCATCTGTACGATCTATTGCATTGTCTGAAAGCGGTATCCCCCATTCCAAACAAAATTCAATCAGAAAGCTAATAAAGTCTCTTGCTGTATCCATTGAACAATTTGAAAGACTGATATGTTCTACTCCTGTTCGCACTGTATATTCATTCTTAAGTCTTTCTTTCGCTTCTTCTGGTAGATATCCTGTCCAGTCTGCAATATCCCCTATCGTGGCATATGCCTTTTTTCTCTGCTCTGCCGATATGTGTCTGCCATCATCAAACCGGATCTCAGCATTTCTAATTTTCTTTCTTTGGAACATGTCCCCAAGCTTCAGATCTGGAACAGATACAACCAAAACTGTACCGTCTTTCTGCTCTCGGTATTGGTTAATCTTTACAAGCGCATGCATTATGCATCACCCTTTTTTCCGGCATTTGCTGCAATCGTGACTTCAAGTTTTCTCATGCATTTATTCCACTGATTAATATCAAGTTCCTGTAATGTATTTACATGAAACAGCTCAACAATTGTATCCATTGATACATCCGCTTCTTTCAGTTTTCCGAGTAGAACCTGGTATTTCACATCATCAATTTTCTGAGACGGATATTGTTTAAATACAATGTTCATCTCCTGATCTACAATTTCCAATTCATCAATTTTGCCATCCGAGGAATATTTAATAAGATTTACAAAAAACTTATCTCTTGTAGAAGATTTTCCATTATTGTCTGTTTTAATATGACAATTGGCTGCCGGAATCCATATAAAAGGTGCCGTGTATAATTCTCTTCCAATTCCATGCTTTACACATGCCCTCTTAAATGCATCCGATGCTCGTCCCTTTTCTTTTGCTGTATAAGATGCAGTTCCTACATCCTCTTTAGAAATCCACATCTTCTTTTCGTTATCCCATGCAGAAATAATGCAATATAAATCTCCATCGATTACTTCATATCTGTCCTGCCATCCGAGCGCTCCATATTTTTCATCAAGCCTTTTTTGTCCATCTCTGGAAGTGACATACAACAGCAACGACAATCCTTTTTCTGAAATCTGCTGAACTCTGCAACTGATTTCATTTGCATTTAAAAAATTATTTTCCATTATCTTGCCTCTCAATCTTCGATATAAACTCTCATATCATCCAGGCATCTATCGCAATAATAATCTCCTCTAATCTGTACTGCTGTATCATCCTGGATGTGTTCACCGCAACATATACATTTTGGTCTACGCTCAAGCCATTCTCCTTGATTCCGATCTCTGTCTTTCCACAAATCGTAACTATCATTCATATCTGTGAGAAAATCCCTCCCCATCATCGTCTGTGTTGGTAATCAGCTTTCTTGTACCATACACAAATTCACCATGAATACTTCCGTCGGTATGCCATGAGACTTCACCGGCTTCTATGCCTAAATCTTCCAGTGTTCTTTCAAATTCTGCCAGTGCATCCTTGAGTATTCCTAAATCCTTCCATGTCAAACTAGGCGCTGCCATTTAAAAATTCCTCCATTTCCATCTGTCTGAAATCTGTAGCTAAAACCATGTATCTGACCGCTTTCTCTTGCTGTTGCTTCATGTACTGCTCGTCCCGGCATTCTTCACACATGTTTCCTTCGCCTGGATCTAAACTGCATCCACAGATTCTGCATTTTCTGTAAAACATAAAATCACGCTTTCCAAAAACCTAACTACGTGTTACAATAAACGCAGAAATACTTTTGTATTCCTACGTTTAAATAGCACCTGCGTTCGCCAAAACATTCAGGGTGCTATTTTTTTGTCCTCAAATTCCCCAAGGAACTCAACATCAGCGTCAAGCTTGTCCTTCCGGCGGATCATGTAAAAGTATGCTTTCCGCTTTTCTTCCAGGCGGTTCTCCACATCCATGATCGCAACTCCAATAAGTGCAACCGCCGCACCTAGGGCTATTGCAATCAGCAGAAAAACATAATACATTCCATCCGCATCGAGCATTCCACCAAGAAACACGATCACAAGTCCAATAGATATAAAAACTTTTGCCACATTTTTCATGATTTTTTGTTTTCCTCTTTTACGATCTCGTAATCACATTCGCTGGAAATTTTTATTTTTTTATTTTCGCTGTCTCTGGCGATGGAGTTGTCCCACATATCCTGCACCGTGGAGTTGTCCCTCATATTCTGCACCGTGGAGTTGTCCAACATATTCTGCACCGTGGAGTTGTCCCTCATATTCTGCACCGTGGAGTTGTCCCTCATATTCTGCACCGTGGAGTTGTTCCTCATATTCTGCACCGTGGAGTTGTCCCACATATTCTGCACCGTGGAGTTGTCCAACATATTCTGCACCGTGGAGTTGTTCCACATATTCTGCACCGTGGAGTTGTTCCACATATTCTGCACCGTGGAGTTGTCCAACATATTCTGCACCGTGGAGTTGCTACTCATATTCTGCACCGTGGAGTTGCCACTCATATTCTGCACCGTGGAGTTGCTACTCATATTCTGCACCGTGGAGTTGTTCCACATATGCTGCACCGTGGAGTTGTTCCACATATTCTGCACCGTGGAGTTGCTACTCATATTCTGCACCGTGGAGTTGCCACT